CCTGTTCTCTGTGCTGTATATTCTAGCCTTTTAAAAATCTTGATCGCATCTTTCCCATATTTTCCTAATTCTGGCATAAGTTTGTTAAAGTCGGCTACAACCTCATTAACATTCTTGCCCATCATATCGGCCAGTCCTTTGAATTGTAAAGTAATGTCTTTTACATCACCTACTCCGCCTTTAAAGGACTTAAATACGGTATCTGATAGTTTTGCTGCATCTGCCCCTGCAATGCCGATTGCGCCCATTTGTGCAGTAAACTGAGAAAGCTCTGCAACTGTCTCCTGACTAGCTCCCATAATTCCAGTGAAACCCTCTCTGAGGGCTGCAATGGCTTGTGAGTTTTCTTCCATACTTAAAGAAAATTCACCGGTTGCTCGCCAGTTATCTTCAATCATTTGATTATATTTGCCACCTGCGCCGGTTGTGGCGTTAAAAGATGCTTGAACGCTGTCTAACTCTCTTGCAGCAAATATCAAACCTTCGATAACCTTCGTTATTCCCGCCTGGGCTCCGGTCAGAAAGCCCAAAAACGGACCCCCAGAGAGCTTTAACATTCCACTACCAATCGCCTGGAAAACGCCACCTAAGCCGCCGGCTGTTTTATAAGTGTCTACGAGAGTACTAAGAAAACTGTCTGCCTCTGCATTAATCCCAAGAAGACCACCCAAAACGCCGGCTACGGTACCTTGTAGTTTTTGCTGGGCAGCGTTTAAATCATTAAAGGTTTTTACAACTTTCTTGCCCTCGTTTACAGTGTTTCGCAATTCTCCCACGCGCTTTTTCAACTCTTCAGACCGACCACCACCAATTCCATGTAGCACTTCCTCTTTGTTAATCATCTCAACAAGGAGGTCTATCTCATATTCTACGTCTCTAATACGAGATCTGGTAGCTTTTGCTAATTCCTCTCTTAGCATTGCCTGCTTTTCCATGCCGTCGACTTGACCATGGATGCCAGCATTAATTTCTTCATTTAGCTTGTTTATTTCCCTGTAGTCTTGAGACATTTCGGAGGTTGTTTCAGCTATGCTCTTTTTAGATTCTTTTATTGATTTTAATTCTTCGCTAAACTTTGCAGCAGCTTTGGCGGCCAGGGTCATTCTCTCGTCAATACCTGGTTCTTCTGCATCCTCTCCCGTCGCGGTGGTGGCGGCAGCACGGCGCTGTGAAGCTGCAGTGGTAGGACCACCCGATGCTTCAATCTTGTCGCCTAGTTCCTTTAATATTTCACGAATGTCTCTTGCCATCTACATATTGTTCCTATTTAAAAGGCCACTGGAGGCCAGTAGCGTCTTCAAATTTGCCAACGGCTTGTTTAAGTCTGTATTTTGATCGGTGTGTAATTGGATCGTCTAATCCATATTTGTGAAATGCATCAATAAAACGTTTTTCTTTGTTTAAAGTGTTCGCGAAGGTTTTAATTTCTGACCTAGTACCTCTAATCGTAGTTGGTATTGCGGATCCTCCAAACATGTGTTTAAGAAGAGATTTTACAGCCCACCCAAAGGTTACGAGCCAACTTTCATTAAGTTCTCCACGTCTATTGATACCTAAATCAATGTCAATGGGTACATGGTTTTCGGTACTATTCTGCATAATTAGAGCCTCCAGAGGTAAATAGTTTTTTTATTAAGAAATGATAATTATCTTCTTGGAATGTTTTATTTTGATGGGGATTTAGTGCTTTTGGTAGCTTTTTCTTGAGCGTCTTTTTCTTTTTTAAACTGTTTTTCAAGGCGACTAATAAACCACCTTCGAAGTTTTATAGGCAAATTATATGCCTCAAAAAAGCTCCAGCCACCATGATATTTTAAAATAAAAAACTCTTCGTAAACTTGGGCGATGTAATTATCGCCCAGGCCAAAAAAAGTCTACTGTGAAGGGAATGTCAATTATTTGATCATAATCGCATGCTTCACAAGTAAAACTATGCTTAAGTGATACATTTGGTATCATCTGGGCATAGGCTTTCCTTAAATACCGGGCATCGAGGGCCGGCATAAGGTCAACGAATTTATAAATTAAATCTTTGTCTGTATTGCCATTAACTGAGATAACAAAACGCTTAAATTGGTCAGTTAAAACGGCATCGGGCAAGTTGTGCTTCTTTTTTGACTCAGACATTTTGAGTAGCGCCTTTTCATCGTTGCCACTCATTAATCGCACCTCAGTTTCTACCGATGTACGTGGTAAGGTAATCATAAAAGTACCATCGGCGGTCTTTTCTATTTCCATTCCTTCGGTATCTTCACCAGATTGGACCTCTAAGGCTTCTTCTAGGTCAAAATCATGATTGCTAGTTGTCATGCAACTAGGACATGTTACTCTGGTGCTGTATTCTTCGCCATATCCCGTAATACGAGCAGCGACAATAATTGCATTTCTATCGCCAATTAGCAAAGAATCAACTTTTACTTTCTTATCAACAATAATACCTTGTAAGAATCTATCAATTGCAATACCCTTCTTCAGCAAAGATTTAGAATTTAATACATCCTCGTCTTTTGCTGTCATATATCGAATTTCTAACTCCCCTACGTTATGAAGAGGGTGATTCTCTGGATAGAACTTGCCTTTAGAGGGTAATTCTACCATTTCTGTTGGTACTGCAAATGAAAGCGGATTAACCGTAGGGTCTGGTCCGTTTACATTATTTTGATTTGAAAAATTTTCATTAGATAAATTAAGAGGCATGTCGGCTGGGGGCGGTGCCCCAAGGCGACTTTCGTTATTTCTTGACATAGTATTTTCCTTGGTTGGTTAAACCGGTTGGAGGGGCGGAGGGGGTTAGCCGCCCAGTGTGGCCCAATCGTAGCGGATAGTTAACTCGATGTTGACAAGATCATCATTTTCATAATCTAGTGATCCAAAATCAACAGATTTAATCCACATGTTGTTTAAAGTCCACACATCTGCTAAAGTGCCCAGTTGATTATATTGCGAAAGTACGCCGTTACCAATGACCGCGTTGGATGCGTATTTTGAAATAGTTCTCATTGGACCTTCGGCTTGATCTCTCGGATCATCGTACCCGCTAGCCCTCAAAAGACCATATAAGCCAGCTGAAGCGTCTGGAGATACGGGGTCCACTAGGGTGATTTGAATCTCCTCCCATTCAACTCGTCCTGGATAGTAAAAAGTATGATTCAAATATTTGTGCGAGGATTCTGTAACTGAAAACTTTGGTTTTGCCGCCGCCTTCACAATCCACGTTGGAAGTATTTCTGCTGCACCATCTCCAGGAAATTGAAAAGTCCAGCGAAACTGTCTTTTCGGTTCCACTTGTGCAGATGCCCATTGTAAACCCATTGTTGTTTTTCTCCTTTATATAATAAATAGTCTTTTTTTTAAAAAATTATTTTTAATCCTCAAATGAAGCTCCCTGGTTCGTGACCGTAAAGTCAATTGCAATAAATTCAATTGATTTAGCTGGCTTCAAGAAAATCTTAGCGTACATGATATTTCTATCAATCAAGTCCGGAGTTGTCGTAGTTGAATCTAAGATAACTCGGAATGCGCTAAGTCCAAATCGCGACTTAATGCTACCCAAGAAGGGATTAACTTTGTCCAAGAAGCGATTCCAAGTGATTTGAACGTTTTGATCAAACAGAATGCTAGCAGCCATTCTAGAAACCTGCTTCTTAACATAATTCATCAGCCGACGAACATTAATTCGGTCCAATGCAGAGGGCGTAACTTGCAAGGTCTTTTGACCAAACGCCACAATACCTTCTGCCGGGAACGAAGCAATCGGATTAATTCGGGCTTCGTAGAGCTTATCACGATCTTTAGTCGTCAATCTCTCTCTCACGGACACAACAGGAACACCTGCTGCACCAGCACTCAAGCCGCCGCGATTAAACCCTGCAGGGGCGAACCACAATTCGTGGAATGTCTCTGTAGAACCCATCACACCAAGCATCGGCACTGAGGGTGGTACCCAGACCACATTATTGCTAATAGTGTCTCGGATTTGGACCCATGGATAATACATAGCTGCGTAGCTTGTATCATATGCTCGCGAGGTCATGGTATTAACAATATCCAGTACACCGGTCTCTGACACGTTACCGCCGTCCGTTTCAGCCGGAGGAGTGTATCCATCCGGGGGATCAAGAATGGCGAGAGTATCAGCGCGTTCTTCGCAAACCTTAATGATGTGCTGTTGCAACACCTTGTTTTTAAGGTTAGGAGCAACCAGCAAATTACTTTCAACGACTTCTGGGTCGGAAACAGAGTCAATTGCTCGCTTCCAAGAGTTAAACACGTAACTATTGGACTCAGAAGCAGTGGTACCCATCAAAGTATCATTAAATGGATCCATCTTTGTAATGTCTACGCCGTCAGAGCCACCAATAAGCGGAAGTGTAAACTGGTTGTAGCCTTTATCAAGTACCACTTCCCAAGAACCACTATTATTAA